TTAAGCTTGTCGGGGCGACGGGATTCGAACCCACGACCCCCTGCTCCCAAAGCAGTGTAAAGATATTCGCAACTTATTGATAATCAGTAATTTTATGAATTATTTATCCGTGCGTCACGGATTTCTCACGGATAAGCCCAATTTTAACACTCTTGAAACTGCATTCTTTGCAAAGATACCAATTTATTTAAAACTCTGCATATAGAGCCAAATTTTATTGCATGGTGCATCTTCGTCCTCAAAGAAGAATGCGTGAGCCGTTTCAATAATTAGTTCGGTCGTAAGCGTTTTATTCAGGTCTGCGTAAGCAGCATTGAACGCTACATACTTATCGTAATCCGTTACACAAGACTTGAACTGCAAGTCTTTTGTCGCTTCAAGCACTTGTGCCAACGACCAATGCGCCCCATAGTGCTCTACACCATCTTTAGTGGTGTAGTATATGCTCTTGACCGCTTCTTCTGCACTCTCCTTATCAAAGTGTCTGCATTTGCCTTTGCCTTCTCCCTTGCGAAATACCATATACAACCTTTCCATAATCATTATTTCTTAAATTCGTTTATAAAATCGCGAAGAACTGCACCAAGGCTCTTAACCTCATTCTCAATTCCTTCAATACGTTTGTCTTGGGCACGCTTTTCCGCAAATACTGGATTTAGTTCTTCAAGCAGTTGACTACAATTTGTAACCACCTGCTTATGCCGTTCAACTTGCGAGAGTGCATCTTCACTTGCTGATTTTATTGCTTCCACTTCTCTAAGAATGCTGTCCTTATCAGTTGATAAAACGAGTAGACCAGCATACGTTATTGTTGCAGTTTCTGGAATCGTGTAGGTTTTGGTTGCGCCATTGGCTTCAATAGTTATGTCTACAACAAGCCCTGTTGGCTGTGCTCCGAATGCTTTTGGCTGATTATCGTAACGAGGAACTGCAACACTTACAACCTTACCTTGATAATACTTTACATCTTCTTTGTCAAGAAAATATATCGGATAACCTTGTTTTATGTCTTTGAATAGCATAGTTCTTAATTATTAAGGAGTGCTACCCACAAGAATAGCACTCCATGGTTATGGTTACTTACTCCCACGTGACTTTTTAGACCTTTTTATTGGCGTCAATAAATTGGTCTGAAATTCCTCTGGCTTCGCCACATAGGTTTTACCACTTCTTCAAGTTGTTGCAGTTGTGGTCTTACCAAGTGCTGCAATCAAGGCTGCTGTCTGGCTTTGTTGTGACAATTCCAAACGTGCATCTTGATACTTGCGGTCTATGTCAGCATACCAATGGTTGTTCAAGGCATCAATTATACGCTGTGTGTTGTCCTGACCTGCGCGTATAACATCGCACTTATCCTGCGACATCTGATAGCCAACTGAACTAAATCCGCGTTCAACCGAAGAGTTGACAAAATTCAAGTTTTGCTGCAAAGCGTTTGTCTGACCTTGAATTGCAATTTGATTCTCGTAGCCCATCTTCAAGATACTCTGTTGCGTGTTGCAGCAACAATTCTGAATTGCCTGAACAATGTTTGCATCTCCTCTTTCAGCTGCATTGATTACACGTTCAGCGGAGAAACCTACTTGACCTGCCACTTGTTCGACTGCCGAACGTACTGCACATACTCCTTGCTGCAACTGATTAAAGTCGCAATTAAGGTTTGCGCCAAGTGTGGTTAACGCATCGTTATTACCCTTGATAGCTTGCATCAGAAGGTCGGAATTGTGATTGTCCGAGAGCTGCGTTCTAAGGCTCTGAATCTGTCCTTGAATTTCTGCGTTCTGTACCGCATTACCTCGGTTGCCCCATCCGCCAAAACCGCCATTACCGAACAAGGCAAGGAACATGATGTAAGCAAATGGATTATTCATCCATTGATTACCCATACCTCCGTTCATCATTGCAGCCATCGCCATTGGGTCGTTGTTCTTGTTCGCCATTGCTGCATAAGCAAGCGCATCATTACCTCTGTCGCAACAGATTACTTTTTCAACTTCACTCATGATAATATCATTTTTTGTTGTCGAGAAATATCTCCCGATGGCGCAAAGATGATGAAGATTTGTTTGTAAAATACTTGTTACTTTTGTATGTTACATGTTAGTTCCTTAACTTGCTTCCATATTTCATCTTTTAAAATCTTTGCAGCAAGACCGCTTAACCTGTATTTTGCGCTATTCTTTAATGAGTTGATACGCTGTTGGCTCATACCACTTAATCTTACAATATCGTTTTCTGTTAAGCCTAATTTAATCAATGTTTCAACTATTACGACACGTGTTATAACACAATTCTCAGCACGACTATTTGCAAGCTGTTCAAGGGTCAATTCACTTTCGTGCATTGCACTCTCTAATACCTTGTTGTATATTTCTTTAAGTCTTTTCATTGTAGTAATCATTATTGTTCATAAACACAAAACAAGAGGGGAGCACCTCGCTTGATGTTCCCTCTTGTAATAACAAAACAACAATAATAATTACTTTCTTTTATTGTAGATATTATGGTATATAATCATCACGATTGATACCAGAACTGCGAATAGCACGTAGCTAAATAAGGATTGAAACCTGCTGGACGAGTGCTTCTCGATTTTTGTTTCTACATCCTTTGATTTAACCTTGTGCTCCTTTTCGACTTTGTTGTTTACTCTATTGGATACATGGTGTGCATCCGACAGAGCATTCTTGTTATGGTATACGTTTTTGTTATGTGTTACGTAAGTACCAATTACCTTACCTAACGTATCTACAATCACGTACTTTTCAGTCCGTTCTACAACACTATCAGTTGTTTCCATTTTGGAAACAACCTTTATTGTATCACGAACAATCACGCTGTCAGTCTTGACTATTACCACACTATCCGTACTGCGCTCTACGCTTTGAATTGTCTTTCTCGCACAACTCTGCATAAAGACTGCGCAGATAATGAGTAGTAAACTGCAATATATTAGCTTAAACATTCTCATACTCTTTCGTTGCGTCAAAGCATGGGCAAGCTTTGCCCTTATTGAAATCATGATGACCTACCACACGAGCCTTCGGGTACTTCTTCTTCAGTCGCCTTATCAACGAAAGCAATGCTGCTTTCTGCCGTGTAGTGCGCGTGTCTTTGGGAGCGCGTCCATCAACTGTAAGACCGCCAATATAGCACACACCAAGGCTCATGCTATTCAAGCCAGCGCAGTGTGCGCCTACTTTGTCTTCTGGTCTGCCGATTTCCACTTTTCCGTCCAAGTCTACTACATAGTGATAGCCGATTCCGTCCCAGCCTTGTTCGCGATGCCATCGGTCTATATCCTTTGCACTAAACTGCTTACCCTCAGCCGTAGCCGAGCAATGTACAATGATATACTTTACCTTTTCTGCTAATAACTTTGCCATAATCTTTATTTGTTTTTAAGTTAGACTTTCATTGATATTCCAAGAACAAAATATCTCTCAAAATCATACGATAATAAAAAGATATTTGTACCTTTGTTGCGTGATGAGTGATTAGTTTATATTCTGAATATTGTTGTTTTGAGCGTACATATATTGTACGCTTTTTTTGTTATTTTGCATCCTTAGATTCGTTCTTCTCGCTATAAACTTTGGTTACTCCAGCCGTAACAAACAAGCTTGCAACGCTTCCTACGAATGCGCTCAATCCCATTAAGTCAGTGTGTATTGTGCCATTAGCAACAACTTCCCACACTAACACGAAAGCAGCGCATAGTAACAATAGACACCCTATCAGAGTAACCGCGACAAGAAAGAAAGCCTTACTACTATGCCCACTATTAACACGGACTAATTCGGTTATGTATTTAGTTAACTTCATTGCTCTGGATGATGACTTGATGCACAAATGATTTGCGGAGGTTGGCGATTTGGACATCCATAGACTGTACACTTTTGGCTCTCAGCATACTGAAATTTGACTGTAAGGTCTGTCATTTCTTTCTTTAGCCTTGATAGCTCGTCACGTTGCTGATTTAATTGCACGTAAAGCGCGTCAATCTTTTCATTCAATTCTTCCTCATGCTTTACCTTCTCCTCGTAGAGTTCGCGCCATTGTGCAGCATATTGCGTAATATTATCTGCTTCTGCCTTGCTCGCCTTAGCTGTAGCTTCACGCTTCTTCGCGTCATAGAACAAAAATACACCCAACAAGGGCAATGCTACTCCAGTAACTATTGAGCATATCTGCTGAATTGTTTCCATCGGCTCTTTGTTTATTATTTATGTTTAGCTTCTAAGGCAGTAATCCTGTCTTCAAGTTTTTTTAATTGCTTATCTAATGGGCAATACCAACGACCAAATCCATTCATGTTTGGAATAACTAAATCTGGGTCTTCACTATTATATGAATATTGAAAACCTGCAGTACAAACATATTCCTTAGGAAATCCTAAATCGTGATTGTGAGCATCACTAAATGTTCCATCGGTGTTCAACTCATAGTTGGTATAAAATTTTAAATGGACGGTGTGCCCCATACTATCAGAAATTGCCGACAATGTACCTACAACAACATCCTTTGTACCGCGTTTTGTAATTACTAAATATAATGGAGCTGCTTTTAATACCTTGTCAATATCAACCACACCTTGTGCGTTATTACGGAACCAATGAGATTGTATTTCATCAAGATTGATTGTTGGCACAGATAACTTGTCAAGTTTATCTTTGTCAGCAGCTGTCATTACACCAGCTTTAGCACTTGTTGCCTTTTCAATTATCAGTTTTTTATCACCTGATTCTTTGTAGTTCGTATAATTAACTACAACAGCATCTGCTGTATTGGCAGTCCATAATGTATTGTTATAAAGACGAGCAAGAACATAGCCATTCATTAGTCCCCGAGTACCATCAGGAGATGCCATTCGGCAAATTTCTACTTGGTTCCAGTCATTTCTGTCGTTTGTGATATTATCATCATTTCCACCCCAATTCCTAAATCGTAGGAATAAAGCTTGACTATTAGGATGGAAATACATCCACATCTTAGCACTTAGAACTGTATATGGGTCTTTTTCTTTCGTACATCTTGAATAGATGTAGTTTTTATTTGTACCATTAGCCGAACTCTGCACAGTTGGAACTTCGCTCTTTAAATCATCAAGAATGGTTTTCCAATCACTCCATGTCGCATCTACGCAAGTTCGATAAGCAATAGTAACACCTGTTTCACTATTAAGCGAAATTTGGTTACTCGTCACCATAAGACAACCTTCAACCCAAATGGCAGATTTCTTACTTGCAGCATGAAGTACAACAAACGTTACAAAAAGAGGTACACCGCCTACATTAGCTAAGTAACGTCCGCTTTTTAATTCCTTTTTATTCGTTCCCTTATAGTTAAGCCCATTCAAGAAAGCATTAAATTCTGGCATTGTGAACTCGCCAGCCTTTGCGAACTCATTCAACGAGCCAATAGACCATGTTTTCAGTGTTTCGAGATAAGATTTATCTTCTACGCCCATTATACCAGCTTGTGAGGTCGTAGCTTTTGATAAATCCTTTGTCTGTGTTCTGAATGTTTCGCCATTTCGCGAGACTATAATGCTATCAGTAGCAAGACTTTCTGTTTTGTTTAATCGTGAGAGAACTTCACTCAATTTGATTGTTTCCATCGTTACTTTGTTTTTAATTGTTTGATAGATTTTTCCAAGCTTGAGAACTTAGAATATATTGCTTTTTCGCCCACCATATAGACTGGGCTATCATAAGGTATATCCATCTTTCGTTCGTAGCCTATAATTCGGCTGTCACGATAGCCTTTTTCGAAGAATGCAGCATTCCATAGCTTTACGCGTTGACCGATTTTAAAGATATTCTTGTTGCTTTCGTCAAGACCTGAAGCACTTTCGTCTGTTCGTATCGCAATCCCTCTTTCATCAGTCAACACAACACCATTATCATCAGTCACAAGCGTTTCTTTCGCAAGTCCGTATGTGTAATCTGAGAACATTGTGCATTCGTATGTAGTAGGGTCAATATTCATCTTGTCAATCTCGAATCTTGTCCTTTTAACCAATTCTCCTTCCGCTTTTTTTATAAGACCAAGGTCTTTAATTCTTGAAGCGTCCCACCCAATCAAAATAAACTCATCGCCTAATTCTGGGTGCATCGCGTCACTTGGCAAGTAGATACCCCCATCGAATTGTTGACGCACAATCTGGAAGTATTGTTGTGGTAGTCCTTCTGGGTTGAATATTGCTTCAAAGGTTAGTCCTGATAAAGCACCCGTTTGGAATTTGATTTCCAACTTTTCTGCAGTATCGAGCTTGTAATCCTCATCAAACGTAAAGTCGTCAGTATGTATGTAGTATTCAGTATATTTAATATCGGTCTTTTCGTCACCTTCGTAGACATACTGCGGCTTTGGTTCTATCTTCGTGATACGGCTTTTTATACGCGGATATATATCATCAAAGACCAAGACTTTCTCGACAAGGCTGTTGAAAGGAACATTGCTCGCTTCGACATAATAGGGTGCTGGAAGAGATAAACGTCTTTCCGCTATTGCTTTAATGCTTTTGGTATTCTGAATATCCTTTTCGCTGTCGAAGTACCACGATGGCAACTTGCTTTCTATGATGTTTTTAATCGTGACCTTTCTACCCTTTAAAATATAACTTTCTCCTTTAAAAAATTTGATATAGTTTGTGCCATAATCAGGAAATAGTTCTGCGGATGTTATTAACTCCGCCTCAACTGTGTCTGTTGGGGATTCTTCATATCCAGTATCAAATTGAACGACAACTCTTGTAAGAACCTCTTTTGAATTTCTGAAATAAGACAAAGTATCAGCAAATCCACCAGCAGGATAGCCAATACCAAAATCTATTGTACCATTAACAGATGTGTTTTTAAAAGTTACCCCAACCAATATCTTAATGCTAATATTTTGTTCTTGAGTTAACGTGAATGTTGGAAACGTAACATCACCAAGATATTTAGAACCTTGGTTATTAGTACTATTTACAGATATTTCAGTTGTAAACTTTTTTTTAGAAGAAGTGATAACATTTTCAACTGGTACATCTATCCCGACATTAAAAGTCTGCTTAGAACCATCCTTATCACCACAAAGAATAACAAATGCAGTTATCGTAAAAAAAGTATACCCATCACCAATAAAGTTTTTAAATGAATAATTTATACAGATACCAAAATTCGTTGATTTGACATTATTGTTTAAATAGAATTTAGTGTTCTCATATTCACCTGAACCTAACAAGATTGAAGATGATTCAACAGTATTTGTTTTATAATATTGATTACTTGTTCCAGCAGGTCTTAATGAGTCTATAGTTCCTTTACTCAGATTAAATATAGGGTCTGAGTTATCAAGTCTATCGCTTTTATTGAAGAAGTTCGAATACAGAGGTTTGTCAGTTTTCAGATAGCCGTAAATATCCTTGAATTGCGGATTACTATCCATAGTAAACACTGCGTCACCCTTGCCGTAGTTCTTGGGCAAGTTCTTGTCCGAACCGAATGCGTAAACTCGCGTAGCATAATCTGTTTCAGATTTAGAACCACTCATCGAAACAACATTGTCACCCAACTTAAAATCAGTCGCTTCACCTGCATCTTGGCACTTACCGAAGCGGATAAAATTACCGTCAACCCACCATTCTGCATCCCATTCGTCTGCAATCTGGTTTAATGCTTCAATGAAGTTAACCGATGAATAGGTCATGGTCTTAACTTCTTTGTAATAATCTTCATCAGGCACATCGCTGACGAACCCATTACCATTATAGCTGAAACCTTCCTTATTAAGGCATCTAACGAAGGTGTTGACTTGGTTTTCAAGATTTGCAGTTAGGCTAAATTCCGCTTCTCTTGTACCATTATCAACCTCTGCCTCTCTTGTACCATTCTCTTTATCATTCTCTTTATCAACATCTGGCGAGTATTTGTAGATTTTCATCTGCCATGCTCGATAGTATGCTTCAAATTTAAGCTCATAGTTATAGCCACCCGTACTTTCATCGTATGAGGGCTGCTGTGCTTCGATTATATAGTACTCCTTATCATTCCACGTAGTGTGTGACCCAATGGGAAAATAGATTGGGTCTACACTTTTGAAATGCAGTTCTATGTAATCTTCTTGCATAAGAGTAAATTTCTCGATACACCCTTCATAAATCTTGGGCATTTCGTAAAGCACATTTTCTTCTGATGTGTTTCCTGATGGGTCGTATATTATCATATATTAAATCTATCATTTGGGTTAGGCTCATAGAACTTGTATTTAGCAATTCTAATATACCTACCATCATATAGTTTATAATCATTTACATCTGTAACTTCACGCAAGAGAAGTTTGAAGCCATATTTAATCTTAGGAACTTCTAACTCAATGTAATTTAAAGCATCAAAAAACAATGCGTTATAGTTGTCTATTAGATTATCGTAGCTTTTCCCTTCTATGAGAATTTGAATTGTAAATTCGCGAGATTTAAGCTTTGGCTTTTCGCTCGGAACAATCCTATCACCATTTTCTAAGCGACTTGTGTTAGATACATAGTCTTTGGTTGCGAGTGCTCCCGTGAGTGTTTGATATGCACCTTTAACGAGATTAGCCCTATACTCGCTCCATATATCCTTGCCATTGATTTTTGCTTGTCCTATCATATCGCTTACATATTTCTTGTGTTTTTTTCGATTTTAGTCAATTTAGCGTTCATCGTGTACAACTCATTTGTGTTCTTTTCGATAGCTGCTAAATGACTAACTGATGTTCGCTGAATTTCAATACTTTCAGCGTAGTAGTCATTACGCTTATTCTCGATTGTTACAATTACTTGCAGACCATCGTTAATGCTTACCAATGTAGCAGCGTCAATGAGTTGTTGGTTGCGTATTGAATACAGAGCTTCGTTGGTAGCAAGCGCACGACCGCTGAGTTCTTCGATACTTTCTTCTGATGCAGTTGCATAGCCACTTGACTTAGTGATTTCTGTTGATGATTTACCAAGCCCTACATTTTCGGTAATTTGTTTCCGTTCTTCGTAGAACTTATTACTCATTTCTTTCGCTTCGTCAATAAACTGCTGCTTCTGCGCTTCGGAAATTGTGCCGTTACCTGCCTTCATTGCTGCTTGATACCTTTCGGTGTAATCCTTCATCCATGACTTAACCTTTTCGCCCATCATGTTCTCAATAATTGCGCTTCGGATTTTGTCCTTAAAATCAGAGACCCAATCGTCTGCACTCTTACTCATGTCTGTTAGTGCGCTCATAAAGTTTGAGTACATGTCATCGAACTTTACACCAGTAAGTTTTTCAAGTGCTTCTTGCTGAAAATCTTCTGTACCTTTCTTGCACTCAATTAGCTTATCAAGATAATCTTGCATCTCAGTACCGAGTGAAGCCCAAAATTCACCATTATCAGCACCCTTTAATTTGACAAGTTGGTCGTAGGTGTAATTCTTTGAATATAAATCTTCAATGCGTGATATGTTAACTCCTGCCAAGCTACTCCATTTGTTAAATCCACCAGCATTATTGATAGCTTCATTTGCTCTATAGGCTTGTGAATGCGCATTAAACGAACGCTTGCTAAGGAATGTCCTTGTTACGTTCTTAATGCTCTTTTCTTCTGCCTTATAGAGTGCTTCAACATCAGCAATAGCCTTCTTTGCTTCATTGCCAAAGCTCATGTCTATATACTCTTTCTTCTTGTCAATAAGGTCACTCCAGATACCAGACAATTTCTCATAATGCGCGAGTTCTTGTTTATATGCCTTTTCTCCGCTGCCATGACCGAACAACGAAACAAAGCCACTAAACACATCAGCTATACCGCCAAAAACACCAGTAATAGCGTGAACGTAATTACCAACATCCAAGAATGAGCCTATCTTCGTCAGGTCGAAGCCTTCAAAAGCACTACCAATCGAACCGAACCCATCAAATACTTGTGTAAGACCATCAGGCATGCTTACACCAAATTTTTCAAGCATTCCGCTCACATCCTTGCCCATGGTAGACAAGGTACTGAATCCACTACCTACGGACTTTACCGTTTCATTCGAAGTTTTTTGTGCTTCCGTGTAGTCTTTTGTAGCTTTTGCAGCGCGGTCAAGGAGTTCTCCAAATGTGATAAGTTTCTTACTTACTGGGTCATATACTTGTTCATTCCTGATTTCAGCCTTCTTTTCTGTGTCAGATGAATTTTCAGCTTCCTTATAGCGTTTCCAAATAGAGCCACCAGCAACATTTTTAACTTGCTCGTTAGCTTTGTCCGCTGCATTTTTCTTGCTCTTTAAATCGCGGAAAGAACTAAACATATTACCAATCAACGAGCCTTTCTTGGCTTGTTCTGCACGCACCTTGTTAATAGCTTCGTTTATGGTTTTAATGCTCTCAACGGAAAGGTTCTTGTCGTTTTGGATTAGTGTTTCAAGCTGCTTTTGCAAGTCTGCTAATGCTGATTTACCCAAACGGCTAAGGTCGCCAAAGACATCTTCCCAGTTAAGTTGTTTCTTTATTTCCTCAAATTCAAGAGCCTTGACACCATTTTCTTTTTCTTTTTCCTTTGTTTTGTATTCAGCAGAAGATTTATCCATTCCCTGCGTATCGTGCTTGAACTTTTCTTCAAGTGCAGCACGCTTCTCAAGGAATGTTCCGAACTTCTGATAGTATTCGTTCCATGCGTCTTTGGACTGCTCTACCCATGCAAGTTGCTCGCGTGCGTTATTTATAGCATTCTTTGTGCGCTGCTTCTGAGATTTATCCTCAATCTGATTAAGTTGTTCCTCAAGAACTTCAATATCATTCTTTAGCTTCTTCATTGCTGATAATCGGCTTTCTTGTTTACTATTGTAATCCTTGATAACATCGTCAATAACCTTATTCCTATCAGAATCAGCTTTCTTGTCAACCATATCCATCATCTGAGTAAAGACTGAATCAATATCTGGATTTTTTTTCGTCAATTCAGCCACCCATTCTTCGCGTGACATCTTACCTTGCGCTGTTCGTGACCATTGAAATTCGTTACGACCTTCTTTAGAATTTATCCAAACTTCTTTAGCAACATCTCTGCGCTTATCAGCAAGTTCGTTCAACCAATCAACAAGAGCCTTGCGCTGCTCATGTCTTTGCTTTTCGACAAGCAATAAACTTTTCTTACTGCCATCCTCCTTTATATCAAAACTTGCCTGATAGAATTCTTTTAGCTTATCGTGATACGAATTACTTTCTGATAAGAATAATTCACTCCATTTCTTCAGATTTTCATAATCAATCTGTGCTTGACTTTTTTCATTCGTAGAACCACCACCATGACCTCTATTGGTATGTTTCGTGGTTTTTCCTTCAGTTTTTGTAACAGCAATTCCGTATTTCTGATTATGTGCATTGAGTTGGGCTGTAGTCTTATTTGAATCGCTCATTGCCCTATCACCAACAGAAGTCATTCGTTTGGATTCTCTGAGCATTGCTTGTCCTTTTGCGATTGCAGTTCTTCGGTCATCTTCATTGTGGCGCATGTGACCATATTTAGCAGAGTTTATCCATCCCTCTGCTTCCAGTTGTAGTTTATACGCTCTGGCATAGCTATCCATTGCAACTTGCGCTTGTGCTGCTGCTCTTGCTCGCAAACGGAATGATTCAACAACCTTGTCCGAATTCTTGTGTAACATATTCTCGGCTTCGGTTGCATTGTTTATTGAAAAGCCAAGGTCTTCAAATGATTGTTTGTTGTCCTTTATAAAAGCATTAAGTTTCTTACTATCATTCTTGACCTCGTTGTATTTATTCTGCAGTTGTTTGTATTTTACAACATTCTCTGCTACTTGCTTAGATTGACCAAGCATAGTTTCGTTATTCTTCTTGATTTGCTCGCCATAGGCTTTAGCTGCATCCCTCGCTGCTTCTTGCTCTGGGGTCAATTTAGTAATCCAATTATACAGAGCAACCGCACCTGCCACAAGTGCCGCAACTGCAGCAATTATCCAACCGAGCAAGGGGATTTGTTTGATTGCTGTACTTACAGCCTTGATAGATGCTGCAAGTGTCCAGTTCGCAGCGGTTGCCGTGATTGCAGTTGCTGTTCCAACTTCATCTGCTGCAGCCTTAGCTCCTTCAGCAATCGTTGCTCCTTCTGTTGACGCTGTAACTGCTGCAAGTGCTGAAGCTTTAAGTGTGTCCCATTTTACGCTAATTTGCGTAGCTGCACTCATTAACTGCTGCACACCCATAGATATAGACATCACAGATTGTAGATTCTTTTGGACTTCGGTCAATTTTTCTTGGTCACTTGTAAACAGACCTGCGATACCCATATATGTAGACAATGCTCCCGTTACACCATTTATAGATGTAGAGAGCATATTAAACGAATTAAAAGCAAGGTTCTTGCCACTAATAGCCATGCTCGCTTTATTGAATGCAGCTTGTAATTTATTGGCTTCATTCACAGCTTTACCAAATTCAACAGTATTCTGTTGCCCTGATAAAATCATTTCAGCGACATGTTGTCTTGCATTACGTAATTCTGTACGCAATGTAACCGACTTAGATGATGTTTGCGAGGTTTGATTCCCAAGCTCATTCATGCGCTGTGAACAATTTGCTATCTCATCTCTATTCTGCGCAATAATGTCTCGTAAGGTCGTCATTTTGGCTTGTGTCTGGTCTATCTCGGTGTTAACACTTGCCATTGCCGTATCTTTGCTTGTTACTTGCACCTCTCCCGTTTTGGAATCCGCAAAACTCTCTGTCGGGATATTAGAATTACTAATGTTCTGCTTCTTTTGCTGCAATTCGTCAAGTCGCTGCGCAAGTTGCTCATACTCCTTACTTGCGAGTGCCGTTTGTTCCGTAAGGAAAGCAATTCCATCTGCAAGTTCTTTTATTTCGCCTTTCGTCTTGGCACTTGCTGATGCAATATTATTGTTGCCCATACTCTGAGATGCGGAATCAAATTCTCTCATTGACCCCGTAGCCGTATCTGCTGCTTTTGCTTGCGCTGCAATGTTTGCAGTTGTTTCGTTAAGTTTAGCTTTAAGACTATCATTAACTTGTGTAAGCGCGTCAACTTGTGCCTTCAAATCTTCGTAGGCTTGAACTGAGCCACTGTCTTTAGGTGCGACATTAGCCATTGAACCAGAAATAGCTGTTAGTTTACCTTTAGCTGCATCGATAGCTTCAGATAATTTGCTTATCTGTTCCATAAGGAATCCGTATCCGTCAGCCATCGTATTAACAGCCTTGTCTGATTCATTAGCCATGTTCTGAATAGCCTTTATGAAGTCATTTGCGCTCTTCTGGACGTCACTTGCATCTATCGTTGCTCTGATGCCTACTGCGCCATCAATATCTTCCATATCGTTTATTTACATTAGAGAAGCAAAAAAGCTATTACCATTGTCATTCTTAGCGTAGCTTTTGCGCTTTGGTTTTACTTGATTTGTGTTATTATTGCTTGGTGGTTCATCTTCATTATCTTCATCTAAAGGCTTGATTGAAGGGATTGCTGCATTCAGCAAGAGCAAATTGAGATAGCTGCGTTTAAAGACCACCTCATCGTAGCTCATGCGGAAATACTTCATTACTCCTCCGATGAACCCCCATGGACTTGTGCTGCGCGAGTATTCGTCGTCGTCTGTTTTGCTCCTCTTAGGAAAGTCATAGATTGAAAAAAAAAGGGTGCATTGAAACTTTGTGCGCAAAACGTGATAACTTCGTTATAGCGCGTCATTGTGGTTTTCTTAGCAATGTACCACCCGAATAAAAATCTTGCAATAGAGCTGCGGAAAATGGCTTTTATAACAACCTTTTGCAGTACTCTAATATCCTTGTGCATAGATAACATCTTTTCGATGCCATTAAATGTGCCCTGAATATCCAGTTGCTCACAAGTGTTTACAAGTTCTCCAATCTCCCAAATTTGGGCGAGCGTAAGAGGTTTAAGGTGTACGGGTAACAAGCCAAATCGAATCCAAGTGCCTTTTTCTTTTATTGTTGCAGAAGTACTCATATATAAAATTTTAAAAGCAGCGTTATAACGAACTTAATACTATAACGCTGCTTGTTCTTTAATTTTATTGTTTCAGATAAACTCAATCAAATATCTACCCATTTCATCGATTATTTGCTCATCGCTATATGAAACAATTAAACGTTTTTTGCGTGGTCATGTCCCGTATTATCTGATGTAGTCCCTGCATCTGGCTTCCATCGTGCCGAGGGCATTTCTTCGCCATTAGTGACATCGAAAACCGCTTGCTTCGTACATTCAATGTTGATATTAGGGAAACCACTCTTACCAATCGTACCACTCTTAGTTACAACGAGTTTCATGTTTGCCCACTCGAAAATCTTTGAGGGGAACTCATTTGTACTTCTCGTCTGAATTTGGACGGCATGATTCTGTAGCTTAAATTTTGGGTCTTCCTCAATATAGCCGTCTGTACCTTCTTTGTAGCCGAAGAAGAACATCGCAGCTTCCTTACTCATATCGTAAATCTGAACAGTGAAACCTTCTGTACCAGCGTCACTTTGCAACGTAGCGTAATAGGTATCACTGTCTTCAATTTCGATATTGTTAGTAGAAGGTGCTTGGTCATTAAAGGTAAGTGAATCCTTAACGATTGCTTTCAACTGAAACTCAGCCCAGTTTGAAGGGAAGGCTGAGGTAGCTTTAAGTGTTTCACTATTATACGTACCACCTGCTTTGTTTGGTTTGTCAACAAGGGGAGCAAATTTAATATGCTTAATACCCCATGCACCAGTTTTATTAGCCATTATCGTTTAATGCTTAGTTTGTAAATGTTACTTGAACTCTAAGATTTATGAAGTGAGTATTATCAACGTCTTTAATGCAGTTACTATCAGCTTCTAAGTGATACCAATTACCATTGATAATAAGTTCACGTTCATCATCTTCTGTCGTGGTGTTCCTTGGTGGAATTAACTCCATCACGCTTTGACTTATTTGTTGCAATTTTAGCGTGTTAGGCATTCCGTTATTCAAGTCTGGTACGTGAACATTTACATTCACAATGCAACTTGTATTAACCCACGAGCCGTATAAGATTGAAAGGTAATTCAAGCAGATGTAAGGTAATGCGTAATTCACGGGCTTCTCAATTTTAAACACCGCCACATCTTTTATTTTCTTGCTCAAATATAGCGCAAGGTCTGTTACTGCTTGCATTCCGTTCATATCTTGTTATCCTTAATGTCTTGTATTAGTTTTTTAATTTTCTCATCGAGAGAACTTTGCAAGAATGATATTACATTGCAGCCTTTTGCTTCAACGTATCGTGCGTATTCCTTTCCAGCTACAACCACGACTTCCCACAAAGAGCCTTTCGCTTCAAATTTGCTTAATGCAGTTCGAGCAGCACTCTCGCCATCAGCACTACCTCTGCCATCAAAACCACCACTTGTAACCTCCTTACTTTCAAAGAAAATTTTAAAGCCAATGCTTCCACGAAGATTGCGTGTGTGGTCGTCGTACCCTCCGCTATCACGTGAAGGGTAGGTATTGCGAGCAGCATTGCAAGTTTCTTCGGCAATGACTGTCAATTCCCTTAGAACGCGAGTGTCAAATTGTGGTTTTTGGCTTCTCTGTGAACCAAGTTTCCTTAGCACCTCATCGAAGCCAAAGCTTTCTACTTTAGCCATAACTTTAGCCAATTTCGTAATGTGACAAATCCAATCACGCGAATGTCCTTATCAATAGTACCATCTTTCTTTGTGATGTGCACCAAATCATTTTCGCGAGGGATATTGTCATTGCTCTTTGGTTTTCGTAGGAAAATCGTGTAAGAATAGGAGTAATCATGCCCATCGTGTCCACTTATCTTAGCTGCAGAATTGTTGGGGATAATCTTGCATTTACCAAGCTCAAGCCATTCAGTTTTTTCTGTAGGGTTGAGTTGTTCGTCTGTACCCTCTATTCTTTTTTGGAGTTGGATAGAATCATCGAGTTTCATATACTTATTACTTTAATTGTGTTTTCGCCATCATCAGCAAGAACGAGGTCTGCTGATATTCCTGCGTCATTGGCTATAGCTTGAATAGCTTTGTCAATCTTGGTAATAGCATACGATTGCGAAATACCTCCGATGTTTTCGCTTTCAAGAACTCTCAATTTTGACAAGCATAACATCGAAGCAAGTGCAACACACTTCTTACCCTTTAAGGAATAGGTGTCTTCGGGGGAACATTCCCCGAAGCGTTCTCCTGCATCTATCAATGCTTTATCCAAGCTATCATCAGACACACTATAAGGTTCAATAGTGGCTGCAACTGCTTCTCTGTTATTCATAACTCAACAAAAAACATTCTATGTAGTTTCTACTCAATTATCTTCTGTTACTTCACCCGTTTTGTCTGTTTCAAGAATGTAGTAGTTATTCTTGCCAGTAAACACAGGGTGCGCCCACATCTCATAATCGATAAAACGTCCCTTCTCGTTACGCCACATACCAACTTGGTTGTTGTCGTATGTTGAGTAAGTCTTGTTGGGTAGGGGGTCAACCGATTCAAGAGTGTCAGCAACTTTCAGCACCGCAACTGTATCAGCGCATTGGAATACAACGCGGTCATCCTTCGTCATGTTCGTTGATGTACCATCAGCAAGAATGCAGTAACGCTCTTTCTCGATTGTGATAGTCGGTAACAGAATCGATTCGAGATACTGGTTTACTTCGTTATAAGATACACGTGCAGCTGATACATCAACCTTGCCAAGTTTCAATTTGAATACATCACGCAACTGCTTTGATTTGCACATCTTGCGGAAGGTACGCACACTCATACGCATCTTCAAGACCGTCTTACCGATTGAACCAAGGTAGTCCACAATCTCTTGAATATCGTCAAGAGGAGTAGAATTTTCGTTACCCCATGCAGCAACTTTTGCATGGAACTTCTTGATACCAAGTTTGTAGGTGTAAGATACACCAGACTTCGTGTTGTTACCGCTGTTTACAGTTTGTGTGCCGTTGAATAAGCCCTCATAGTAGAGCATATCAATACGCTTATGAGGAGCGATTACAGCTTTCTCAAATGGGTCAAAGAGGAACTTAACCAACTTAGCATACTCTACGTTGCGCTGCTCCTGAGAGAACGAATACTGCTTATCTTTGTATCGTCTTTCGAGGAAATAGTATTGGTCAAGTCTATCGTTATCCATCTGCCACTCATCGGCAATACGGCTCAGTGAACCAATCAATTGCTTTGCAGTTGGCATCTGATGAGTAGGTTTTTCACCATTCTTGTCAATAACTGAACCAACCATTGCTGCTGCATATTCTGCAATATAAGCGTTATAAACCTTAGATGCGCAATATTCGGGTGAAGGCATTTCGCTCTTCCACTCGGCAACATAGGTTGAGTTCTTCATCTGCTCTTGAATGAAGGCATCAAAACGCTTCGGCTTTTCAAGCTCTTTGATTAAAGAATCCATATTTGTTAATGTTTTTGTGTTAGTACTTAAAGCTTAAACGCATGACGCGAAGTGAGTGCAGTTTTGATTGCGTCATTGAGGTAGTAAGGCAACGTTTCTTCCTCAATTTCGTATGCTTGTAGGGTGGGGGTGCAGCTCTGCATACCATCCAATTCCACTGTTGCGTAATTAAGACCTACGACCTTGCTTGCATTGCCATCGTCAAGAACTGCTCCTTTATCGGCTTTTTCCGCAAGAGCTGCGATTGTGAATTTGTCAAAGTTTTCATTGCTTGAGTCAATAGCACTAATTGCAGAACCTGCAATAGTATCACCAACAACAAAGCAATGTTTCTTGTCTACCTTGATTTCCGTAGCCGATTTAATTGCGTTCTCGTACACCTTCGCAGTTTTGCACAAAACGACCTTTCCGCTTGAATTAAGCGCAAGGGGAGAACCCTTAGACAACCATTTCAAGGTTGCAGGCAACTTAGATTGGTCAATAGTAAAACCGCTCTGTCTACGCACGCAAGATTTTTCATCCCAAACACCTTCAGGAATATTCGAAGGGATTGTTTCTTTGTAAATCATCTTGTTTCTTTTTTATTAGTTACTTATTCAGACTTAGGGGCAAGAGCCTTCTGTGCCGATTGCATTTTCTTAAGAAAATCATCATCGGAATCTGCGCTACCATTACCGATAGGGGGAATATCAGAGATACCTAACGATGAAAGAATTTCTTTACGCTCTTCCGCATAGTCTTGTTCAATCTTAGAAGCAAGATTGTCTGCATCTTCCTCTTTTTCAAGTTTGTATCGTCCAACGAATTTGCTCGGAATGTTCTTTAGCTTACTATGTGCAGACAAAATACCAGCAAGTCGTTTGTTCTGTTCAGCTTCCTTGTATGGCTTTAGCGCATCAGCAATACCAGTTCTAAGCATTTCTTCAACTTGTTCTTTTGTCAACATTCCTTCTGGCTTGTTGGGCTCGGGCTTGTTTGGCTCTGGCTTAACATAACCTTCGTACTTCTTTTCAACGGCAGATGCACAACGATTACTGAACTTTTGCATGAAACTTACATAGACCGATGCACCGCTTGCAGCGTTGTTAATATCGTCCTCTGTAGAGTCTTCAGTGAGATTTTGACCGACAATATCAGCCAACTCCTCGAGTTCTTTTTGGTTGAAACCCTTGTCATGATACAAGGTTTTTAACGCGTTAATCAGTTTCTTCTTCATTAGATTTTTTATTTATAGATAATCACAAATGTAGATAGTTATACTTGTTGGCTTTAATATAAAACTTAGTTTTTCGCATTTTTCTTAGCTTTTTCCTTATTCTGATACTTTATTAGTAGTTTCTTGACCTTGTTTGTGGAATAGGCATTTGAATTGTTTATCCTATATATGTGCATTCCCAACCTACGCAAGCACGCACTTCTGTTGCTGTCAAGTCGCTTTTGGTTGTCCGTAAAATGGTATTTCCCATCTACTTCAATAGCAAGTTTGAGCGTAGGTATATATATATCTATATAAAAACACTTTCTTGCTGTTCTAACTGGGTACTGCCTTATAAATTGCACATTCAATGCGCTTAGTATTCTACACACAGACTTTTCTGCTGAGGTCGATTTGTTTAGTAGTTCATTTCTGTAGTTTGCCATAGATTTTTCGTTATTTCTGAGAAATCGTGATTTTTCTTCGTTTTTAAAGAAGTACTCCTAATTTGTTGGTTTTCAAGCAAAAATACAGAGAATTTGTGAGATGTGATAATTTTAATTATTATTAAAAACAAAATTTTCTAATAATTTTTCTTGCATATAATATCTTTTCTTATTATCTTTGCAACGCAATTAAGAAATAAAATAAGAAACAATTTAAAACAAAACGCCAATGGAAACGAAAGCTACATTCGAGGAAGTTTATTTCCTTACGCATAATAATAGAAGTTTAAAAATTTCTATATCAGAAAAGAGTAATCAGGTGTTATTCGCAGCAGCAGCTTACGGACAAACACCATTAGATTTCGCGAAATTTGATTTAGAATGTTTTTTAGATGACGGACAATCACATCTTTTTACTGAAGAAGATTGTCAAAAAATAATCGACTTCGTTGACGGAAATTTAAATAAGTACGAAAGAATATATGTACTTTAACCATAAGAGGGTAACCTTGGTGGCTCGGGTGGTTCGATTCCACCTTACTCACAAGCATGTACATGGACTGGTTACAGGATATTCTTTTCAGGTTTCTTCGCGACATTCCAACTGTAAAAAAATGGGCAGGAAGCAAACAGGGTAGACCACACCGACGTGGTGCGAGACAACGCAAAATCCGAGACAACGTAACCGCCCCATATCGTTATTGGGTTGAGCAAAACAACTAAAAAGCCGATAGGAATGTGCAACGTATACCGCACATGAGTTCTTCAATGGTTGGGCGATAACCTAAAGCGCATTTTTTTACTTTGACAATAAACATAACAACAATATAAAACCATACTACAATGGATAATAAATTTTTCGACTTCGACAAAGCAAAGGTGCAGACAATCACACTCGAACAACTTGCACGCACACAAAGAAAATGATGTGTACAATCAACCTTTGAAAGGTATTTATCATTTCGAATTATTCCACAAGGTGATTGAAATGTGCAACGAACAACACTTTAATGTGGAGGTTTACGACCTCTTTGCTGCACAGAATAAAGACCGCGCTCAGCCTGGAGTTGTGCTCCTTCCACAAGTTGAAGCCCAGTACGGAGATAAGGCTGTAGAAGCACATATCTTGCGTAGAGTTTTCGCAAATATTCGTATCACGGATTTTGACGATGACGAGAATACGACTAACCTTGCTGTTGCTTTCCATCAAAGAGGTATTCAAGCAGGGTTTGGTAACATGGTTAAGATATGCCACAACCAATGTATGCTCAATGCTGAGAGCTATATATCTACGTATGCTGAGAAGGGTACTGGTCGCGGAGATAAAGTTACTATTCAAGATGTTCTTGATGTTATCAAGTCTTGGCTCGTTGACGCTCGACACCTCATTGTAAAAGACCGCGAGCGCATGGAACGAATGAAAACCATCGAACTTTCTGCAGAGCAAGTCTTTCAGCTGATTGGCATGCTTACAACTATACGCGTTAAATGCGATACAAATAACAAGGCTATCAAGTCTCATTGCGTTTATCCGCTTAATCAAGCTCAAATTTCACGCTTTACAGAGCTGCTGCTGTTAAACTATCATGAAATGGGTAAAACCACCGTATGGAGCGTGTATAACGCAGCAACGGAACTCTATAAGGCTAATAGCATGGAAATTCCTTCTTTGCTACCTCAAAACAGAGCTATGGTTAATTTCTTAGCTGAACAATACAATATCTAAAACAACAATGCAAGGGGAGCGCAAAAACTCTCCTTGCTAAAAACGAAACAACAATGTACAACAATAAAGATTATCAATACGCAATTAAATGCGGTTTAGACGTGCGTTTCGCCAAAAGTTATGCAATCACTAAACGCGAGAATCCAGATGCTATAAAAAGCGTAAAAACGACTCAAGGCACGCTCATTTATTTCGTTGACTGGATTTGCACCGATGGCAGCGTGGTTATGCTCAATCCTAAGACAACATCATTGTATCACGAATTGAGATACGACACACATCCTGACGTTGATAAATATGGCGTATTCTTTGCTTTTAATCAAGAACAATTCGATGAAGGGTACAACCATCTTGTAGAACTCGGTTTTATATCAAATGGAGACAAAATCTCAATGGGCAATGGTGGTGTTTACGGAACACCCGAATCTATTAAAGCTTTCCTTGATTTTTACGAAAAGAGGAATAAGGAAATACCAACTAAATGCGACCCACAAGAAGCTTACTTCTTTGAGTACAACAACTTTGAGAGCATGATTGCTTGGGATGGAGATAAAGACGCGTATAACACAATAGTCAATTTGTGGGGGGAAGATGTGGCAAAAACAATCATACGAATTTACTAATACACAACAGCAATGAAAATAACAGTAGACATTCCGAAGAATGATTACGTACAACCTACAGAAGTACGTCCAGAAGTAGTTCAATACATTTGTGAAGCGTTCCTTAGTAATTGGACTTTTGGTATATTCCATCAAAATGCAAACATAGTAAAGACTCAATACGTTAGAGTATCTAAAAATGGTAAAGTGCGAGGATTTGTAAGCAACATAAATGTATCTGATAACGATTATTATTTCCTATTTAATGGCGAAGAAATGAAAGCAGCTTTTAAAGTTCTTCGCGAAGCAGGGTATCACATGTTCCGTGTTTGTGCGTGTGGTGGGGCTTGGATGGGATATATTTGCAAAAAAAAGCCTTTTAGTCCAAACGGTGAGGAAGTTACAACATTCGATGACTTTATAGATTAAGACGATATGAAGGCAAAAGACATGTTATTAGAGTTAAACAGAGGTTCGATATTTAATGGAAACGCATTCTTGCGCGAAAAAAATTTAGGCAAGCGTCTAACTATCTTGAAGGGCAAACTTATCCCCAGTGCTCTGTATTATAGCTCATTCAATATGGCAGCAATTATTGATGAGCCTGATGTAATACTTACCCTATGCACAAACGAGAAACAGTTTCTTTGGAAAATTGAAGAACAACAAAACATTTCTTGCGATGCTTGTCATTTTTGCAGGAAATGCTTATCAAAAAAAGAATCATAAAACTTGCAAGGTATGGCGGAATTCCATACCTTTGCAAAAAGAAAACGATATGGGACACTTTAGTAAGAAAGCAATAGCGTGCCGTTTCGCTAAAGAATTAGGCTTCGATTATGCTCACCGAGCTGGATTATTCGGAAAACAAGCTCTTTATGTTGCTGACATACGTTGGTGGAATAAAAAAGAGAAAGATTGCATGATTGGACTTCCAGTTTATATAGTAGTTGAAGGTGGTAAAGCACGACAACTCAATACAGATGAAACAATGGACGTTCTTTGCGGACGTGCATAAATAAAGGTTTTTTTGCTGATACCTATAATCAGCTAAGTCAATAGACAACTCAGCATTACGTCTGGGGGACTGACTTCCACCCAAAAGAGGACATACTTAGTATGCCCTCTTTCTTGTTATATTTCAATAAGTATATTTTCCCCATTTATATAGTAATACCCCTTCAGACCTTTTTTCTTTAATTCATTTATTTTCTGTACTATTTTCTCGTTTTTAGTTTGTATTTCAAATAGAACAACTTCTGCACCCTGCTCTTTTGCGTGATTAAAACGATGTTCTACATTTGATACACTTGTGATGGATTTTAATTCTGCATGTTTACCATCAAGTAGCACGTCACAACTTGAAACTCCCGAAATTTCTTCAAGCATTTCTACCTTATGCCCATTTTGAACTGCGACCTTGCACATATTGTATTCTTTCTCAAACTTATAAAATTCGTTTTTACTTTTAATAGCGTTTTCTAATCTTGATTTTGGTATTTTGATAGTGTTATCTTTAAGTAGTAAATCAAGTTTTTCTTGAAATTTTGGCAAACCACCAACAACACCCTCATTCTTCTTAGACAAAGAACTATTGCCTTTTTTCAAGAGGTCAATTTTTTTTGTCATGTAAGCTTCATTGTTGATAGGTCTAATAACTTTCCAGTTTTTAATATCGAACACAAGATTGTCTACACGATACGCACGCACACCCTTGATTTTCTTTGCATATTCCTTGTCAAAGAAGTTGCGCTCCCCAGTTTGTGGGTCATACCAAAGTGCTGTACCATCTGCTTTACGCTCCATTGTTACGATGTGTCCATACTTCTCACCTTTCCAACCAAAGGATACATGATAACGACCAACTTCTTTTGTATGCTCGTTTATTTGTTGAATGGTCTCTTTATATGGTAAACCAATAATATTACCACTCTTAGAGATTTTATATGCAAATCTTTCGGGTGTAGCAATACGTTTGCCATCATCATTTCGCCAACATAGCCATGTGCAGTGAGATAAAATTTCGGGGTCATCTCCCATTCTCCAGTTAGGTTGAGCAGTTACATCAAACCCACGCATTCTCAATTCATGAGCAACAACAGAAGATTGGCAATTTACGCGAAACGCTGTAATACCGCTCTTGTAATCAATATTCCCTTTTCCTTGGTTAGCTTTTTCAAAGTCCATTGAAATACCACGTTTGATTTCCATTTTGTTTTCAATATCCTTGAAATTTTGTTGCTGAGCAAGTGAAAATTTTCTTTCGTCCCAACGTGTAAGTATGTTTTCTATTTGCTTATCAGTTCTTGCTTCGTGACGAGCCTTTGCTGCAGCAAGTATTTTCTCACGGCTTGACATTGGTTCAGTTGCTTGCTTCTCCTCCCATCCGAGCAAATCACCAACGACACGTTCGTTATCCTTCACAAAGTAAGGCAGTTTCCCTTTTTCACGTGCCAGTGCTAATTTCTTAGCATTGCGCTCGCACCATTTAGAGAACTTCTCTGGCACGTTTTGTACAAGGTTGGGGGATTTGTAAGCCTTGTATTCTTTTTCGGGCAGAGAGCGCAAGTATTTCCATTCTTCGCTATCTCTATCAATTAGAATTGACGAAGCAGAACACATACAACGTGGATGCCATCCGCGCCACATAAAGTCTTTCGGGTAGTCTCCTTCTAATTCATCGCATATATCCTCCTCTGGATGATTGCCCGATAAGCGAATACGTATACCAAGCACAAACGGCTCACTACTCCACCTTTCACAATTAGCGAAGTTGTAAGCCATGTTAGTTTCGGTAATGGTTAGGCGCAAGGCATTTTGACGTGCTGAGCGATAAACTCCAGTACCAACCTTTGCCAAGTCTTCCTTCACGAAATGCACATTCCCATCTTCATCCACAACTCGCCTACGCCATTCTATTACATCTTTTTTCGTGCCATTTGACATAGCTTTCTTTACATGATAGCGTCTGTACATCATATCAGGGTTATTCAAGTGCTGACGTATCTTGCGACCAAGGCTTTCAGCCGATTCTCCCTTTTTAATGCCATTCTCTATAGCATTAGACATTGCAAGTTCAAACTCAGCCTTAGTTTGCTGTGTGTAATTCCAAACTCTATCAGACAGATTCAGTCCGTCTGTTCTATCCCTTCTGCTACGTATAAACGCATTAGCGGTCTTATTCCTCCATTCATCAACGGCTTCGCCCTGCATACGTGTATATGCTTCAAAAGCCTTTTGTTGAGTTATTGTTGAAAGCATAACTGCACGCGTTATTCCTTGCTGAATAAGGGATTGTAACGCTTGTTTATAAGAATCAAGTAGAGCTTGCACCCTTTCCTTCTCGGTGGGGGTGCAAGCATTTGAAATCTTATAAAACTCTTCTGGTGTAACTCGTTCCGTTGAAACAATAGTTGCCTTCGTTAACTCATCTATAATATGGTTGTACAACTTATTAAAATCGGACGAAGCTTGCAGAAGTAATTTGATGATATTCTTTTGAATTGACATACATTATTCTTCTCCATTTTGCTCACCATTGATAGTGGAAGCAAATATGTCTAACTTGGCTTGTGCTGCGCTTTCTGCCTGCAACTGCTTAATCGTTTGCTCAGGATTGCTCACAAGAGGGTTCAGTTTAACACCATCCTCTTGCGACATGGTTGCCTTACTTTGTGTTGAGAGGTTTATCATTTGCAACATCTCCATCTCATTCTTAGGAATGTACGGAGTGAAAACTGGCTCAACATTTAAGGTGTCAACAATACGCTGAGGTGTTGCTTTTATACAATTTGCAATACCATTCTTTACAATGTTAAAGCGTCTTGTGAACATCTCGCCAAATAGCTCAACTTTTGTTTCTGCCTTCAAGTGTGGGTCAGTAAACATTAGTCGAATGGCTGCACCACTTGTGTTGTTGCCAAGGGTTTTCATATTTTCGAACGAGACGTCAGGTGTCTGTGTGTATGAAAATATGATATTCGTAAGATTAGCTACCTCTTGGCGCATGCTTTCGGGTGCTGAGTTCCATGAAACAACCTTCATGTCTGCGCCTTCGCCTTCGCCTTGATATATTCTGCCAACCTCGCCTTTTTCCGCAAAACCTTTCATCTTGCCTTTGAAGAAGTAAGTTGGTGCACCGAAGTAATCATTCACATCTCCCCAATTAGAGAGCAATTCTTCAAGTCGCTCAATTACGGGCTGCACTGATTCCCATTCCGTTTCTTCTTGTCTGTAATACACAACAGGGATTTTACCAAAGCCATGTGTCTTTGCATCAAGCAAAACAAGGTTCTCGCCATCATTTACATATCTGTATAGCATTGAAGACGTGTACACATCAAAATGCACAGTTGTATTACCTAACTCGTCAAGAACATTGTACTTTCGTGCAAAGCCATCCATGCGATGATAATCATCGAAATGAGGGTACAGAATATCACCACGCAATGGAGATAACATCATTACACGAATATCATATCCGCTGTTATCATCTTTTGGTATCATATACCACAATTCTGCGCATTCACGACAACGGAACAAATTACGGGCAAGACGCTTGTCAAAGTAGTTTATTTTGTTGTTTTGGAATACTGATATGGTTTCATTGTACAACTCTTGCAAACTCGCATCAACAACACCCTTGATGTTATACTTCACTTCTTCGGACAAGAGAAAGCCTACATCGCGCTCGCATATCAATCGTTGAGCAGGAACAGCAATACGACATCTATCTACAAACTTCTTCTTGTAAACTGCATTCCCATTCTCATCCTTCTTATCGGTCTTAACCTTTATAGCTTTCTTCTTGCGCTTGGTTTCATCCATTACAGCATGAAGCATTGGGTTGTATTCGGCTTCTGTTTCTTCTATTGATTTCTTAAAGCCCTGCTTACGCGATGTTAGCAAGGTGTATATCTGCATCGGGTCGCCCAATGCCATTATTTCTGTTATTGCTTTCATTGTTTGTTACATTAAATCGATAAATTCGTCAGCGTCGAGTCCGTTGCTGTTCTGACCTAATAACTTGTCAAGAACAACATAGCGTATGCCGTCCAAGCAGTGATTATAGGCATCGATAGGCTCATTTAACCACTTGCCTTCTTTGTTTTGTCTGTATGTGTAATTACGGAACTCTTTCAGCACGTTTGAACTTCTCCTCGTTACACATATCTTCATTTCCTGCATCTTCTGAATACCTGCCATGATTGAACCTGAGAATTTCCGCACGGGGTGTATATCAAGTCCAGCGTTGGCTATTTCGTCAATTAGGCGAGGGTCTGCGCTCTCTGAGATAATCTCTACGTTTTCACCGCATTCTTTATTAGCATCCTTCAGTACGCGTATTATGTCAGCAGCAAGCATGTGCGTTTGATAGCATACTTCGTCAATCCACAGCGTACCATCATTGATGTACACATCCACGATAGCTGTTGGGTCGTTGGTATAACCGAAGTCCATACCTCTGTAGTGGTGTTTCTTGTGCCAACGTGGTATCTCGTCAATTTCCTCTACATTCTCGAAAATCAATCCTTCAACCATTGCTTGCAGCCCAAGACCATAAATGCGCCACAGCGAAGGATTCTTGTATTTAAGGCTTTCGATTTCATCAATAACTTTTTGCTCCAAGAATGGATTATCTTTGTAAGTAGTGATAAAATGATAAGTCTTAGGCTCTTTATTCAGTGTGCATAACCAGTGGTCATCCGTAAAAGAGGGGTTGTAGTCAATGATAGAGAATTTAGTGGTACGCATTTGCAGCTGCTGCCATTCAATAAACTTTAGCTCGTTACCTTCATTGACGTACAAAATCTGACGTTTACGACCGCGCAACTTTTGCTCGTTATCGCATGAAAAAAACTCCACCCATGAACCATTTGGAAAGGTGCAAATCAATTCTGATTTATTAAACTTGCATTCTCCCCAAATGTTCATATCTTGCATCACTTTTATAAAATCACGGAGAACTGAACCTTTGAGCGAAGGTAGAGTGGCACGAACTATAGACACACCAGTATTGGCATTCTGCAAACAATACACACAAAGCCATATAACGGTGTTATATGTTTTAGAAGAACGGCTACTCCCTTGCTCGCTAACTGTCGTATAACCGCGAATGTAGGCTTTGTTAATCTCTGAAAAGATTCTTGTTGTCTGTATTTTATTCTTCCTCTTCTTCGTCATTATCGTCCGTATCAACTTGTTCTCTACTATCAATGATTTCAACCATTAAAGGCTCGCGAGCAATATCTTTTCCATTGGTAGTAACGTCAAGTTTTTGCCCATCGACAAAGCGGTGTATAAGTTCAATCGCACGCAACTTGACTTTTGCATCAACTTGCCCACTGAGCGCAAGATTGATAAGTTGTAGGTTTATCAGTGCGCCATTTGTCGCGTCTGCCGAGTTTATGCCTAACTTTTTTAAAGCTTCACGTGCTTTTTTTTGATTTGCTGCGATAGGTTGATTTATCATAGCATTAAGAATCTCATACATAGCACGCTTTTCACGTCTTATTTTGCCCGAATTTTTTCCACCCTTACTTCCGAGTTCTTTGCGCACTTCGGGAGGTTGTTTATTCATTGGGACAAGATTTTGTTCATTTGCCATTCCAGTAATCTTTATAATCTACTTTTTCTTCTTCTGTTGGGGAATAAACTTCATAAGAATATCCACATTTAGGACAATGATAAAAATCCACAACAGCATTTTCATCATCCATTCTATCGGTTGAGCTATCCCATATCAAGCTTCCCCCCACAGCAAAAGCAGCGTTTCGTTTCGTCCATTATTTATTTACGAGATTAAGAAATTCGTTTCTTAGCTGAGCATCTGTTTTAAAAATTCCAGTAAGAAATGAAGATTTCATTTTACCCTTTTTCTTGGCACCTCTCATAGATTTGCATAAATGCTCACCTTCCATGATAAGAGCGATACCAAGAGGTGGATTTTCTGTACCCAATGATTCTGCAAGCATGGTTACAACATCATGAACAAGTCTTTCTTGTATCTGTAAACGTGCTGCACAATAATCAACGACACGACCGATTTTAGAAATTCCAAGAATACGTCCTTTAGGATTAGGGATATACGCAAACCAATACCGACCGAAGAATGGCATCATGTGATGTTCGCACATTGAATAAAATCGCAGTATCTATCAACATAGCTAAGCCAATCTATATTTCCGTGCTTTGCAGCATTACTCATAAAAGTAAATGCACCACTATCCAATAGAAAATTCTGAAAATTGCCTATCAATCGAGGAAATTCTTTATTATTCTGTAGATAATAGTAAGTTTCCAATATGTTTAATCCTTCCCAGTCAGCATCTTTGCCGTTCTTCACTGGGTGTTCACCTGCTAAAAAAACTTCCATAGACTTTTCATAAACATAAGACCTACTTGAAGTCCCTGCAAGATAGACTTCCATATCTCTGTTATTTTATTTCCACACCTTCGTATTCGGAAACGGCTGATTTAATTAAATCCTTAATTTCATCTACCTTTTCTTCTAATTCTTGCGGAACATGAACAGAAAATTTAATATCCTCTATCTTTTCTTCGGTATTTTGAGCATCTTCAAACAAATCATCAATATCAGTTGTTTCTGTATTATCATTGAGAAAATCGCACTCCAGTCCGAAGTCCTGCAGCTCTTCAATATCCCATTCATTACCGAGCAAATCCCAATCGTTTTGACCGAATGCGATGTTATCCTTTTGGATATAGGCGCGAAGTTTTTTTGCATCGGTTTTAGGTGGCAACACCTTTACTGGCGCATCTTTGTAGCCAAGTTCCTTCATGGCACGATAACGCATATTGCCGAGTATAACGACAAGTTCTCCGTTGTTGTCGTAAGCAACGAGTTCGCGAAGTTGAAGCATCTCGGGGTCGTCCTCAATGCTCTTTTTTAGTGCTTCATAACGCTCGTCTTTGATGAAGCGAGGGTTCTTTGGCACGTCTTTGATTTGCCCAGTATTGAGGTGCAAATCAGAAAGTTTGATTGTTTTTGCTTGCATATTTGTTTTGTATTATAATTGTTTGAATAATTACACATTCTACCACTTGCTTTAGCCACAAATCACCTTATTTCCCAAAATGCCAATGTTCGGAGCGTCCTCGACCTTTAATGTTTTCAATACGCTCAATGTAATAACTATCTTCTTCGTACACACCATCTTTCTTGTCGTTCTTTTCAGCTTCTTTTATAGCCGTTTTAACCGCGTCAAGATTTTTGTAACCATCAGACTGATTTCCCGTTATTTTATCTGTAAATACGTATTGGATTTCAGTTGCTGATGAAGATGGTTCTGTAGGACCTTTTATTGGTTCTGTAAAACCTGGACCAGTACGATGCTCTGACGAACGTCTTTGATTCCTCGTTCCTCCACTATACTTCATATTCAATTTGTTTTCTATTGTCAATGACTTGCTTGTCGAGTAAATCCTTCAGCGTTGGAATAGCTTTGCCCATGTCCCATTCTTTCTTGAACAAGGCAGTATTCTGTGCCATTCGCTGAATAGACTTATATTTGTTTTTTATGATGATAATTGGTGTAACGTATACCGCGCCATGCTCTTTGCACCATTGTTTAATAACTTCGCCACCGCCATACACAACGAATGTAAGATTATTGCCATCAGCAATGCGCTTAGCTATTTCGTATTCAAAGTTCAGACCATTCACTCTATCCTCATAACCACGTGTACAGAATGCGCTCCAACCTTTCGGAACTCCAAGCAGATTGAATGCGCAGAACTTGTTAGCGACATTCAGGTCAACGAACACGCGGATGCCTTCCTCCTGCATCTGCCTTGCCACTATTCGTTTTTTGTATACTAACTGCAAACCGAACGCAATAGGCGTTTCGTTGAATAGCGAGAAGTTCGGCTCTACAATCTGTGCTGGATTGTGTTGCAATATCTTTTCGGGGTGCTCAAAAATGCTGTTGAATCGATAATCATCCGTGTAGAAATGTAGAGTACCACATCCGTTCATTTTGAACGTTCGCTTTTGTTCTCCGAAGCAGACAAAGGGTATTTCGCAGCACGTTGCTTGCATGTCAAGTCTTAAGCTCGGCACTTCGAAGTCGTTATCAGTCGGAAATAACGCGTCTGGTATGTACGATAATTCATTTTTCATATTGCGATATTACGCAAAAGAGCTAAGTACTTTAATGTACTCAGCTCTAATTTCTCGTTTTATACTTCTTTTATTGCAATTCCGTGCACAAAAAGTAATAATTTTCGTTTAATGATATAAGTAGCATTTGAAAGGGTTATCGCAGATTTCACATCCTCAACAACTTGCTTTCCATCTTGAATATAGGTAAAGTCAGCGACATAACTGCAAGCCCGTTCTACGACCCTTCCTTTTTCGTTTCGTTGTGATGGGATAAGTTCAAAGCTAACTTGTCGCTTTAAATCCTTTATTCTACCGCGTTTTTGTAGGTCAAGTAAGTAAATGTACCGCTTCAACTCTTTAATGCTGTCAAATCGCCCGAATTTGTTTTTTATCGTGGTGTTTCTGTATTTGTTCTCTCGCTTCATTCTTGCTATCTTTATATTCAAACAAAATTACCCAATAATAAGCAAAAAACCGACAGACTTAATAGCCTATCGGTCTTTTTTCTCATGCTGGATTATTGAGTTTAGTACTTGTTTCGTTTTTGGTTTCCTTGTAAATCCTTGCCATGTTTTGGTTGTTTATCTGATTCTTTATTCTGCCTAACAGAGAATAATGATTAACAACAACCATCGCTTTATATATACGGCTCGTTATGTATCGGGGATTTTCAGGGAGTGGATTACCGCTGTAAAAACTACTTACCCATAGATAATAATCTTCCTTCATGATTTTCTGCGCTTGCCTTAGTTTCATATCATATTGTTTTATTTGTTATAAACTTCGGGCAATCTCTACCTTCAACAAGGCATTTGTGCTCGTTTATGAATGTTTCTCCGAACCTTGCAGTGTGCGAGAGAGCGTACCGAAGACACGCTTCACGCTTGTTGCAGTTATTGCCGTGGCATGGATTTAGTTTGCTCATAATCGTTTTATTTGTTCCTTAATCCATTTCCTTAACCATTGCTTTTGCTTTTCTGTAGCAGGATAGCAGTCCGTTATGTAGCCGTAATGATAATTGTACGGCTTATGCTGTAGTTCTCCGCGAGCATTATCAGCATAGGCTTCATAATATACTTCGCCTTCTATACCAAGGTGATGAATTAAGACGAGCGAGTCGTCTGACGCATGAACAATATCTCCTCGATTTACCATGCTGGCTTCAAGCTTAAAACGGAACTGCCTACGAAGAAAAGCATTTTGCTTGATATATGCTTCCATTTCCTCTTTAGTGTGCACTCCTTCCCAAAAGAAATCCGTGTGACAACCACCGCGTGCATCATCAACCGACCAAGGAACTGCATACACAGACCACTCAGAACCGAATAATAAACATTGGCTATATTTGCCTTTTTTCTCTATCCAATTAAGCATAGCACCATCGAAACGCGCCCAATCATCACTTTTTACATTAGGCAAATCTGAATTGATAGGCAGAGCATAATGCCCAGCACAACCATTCGTTCCGAAATAGAACATTCGTTGTTTCTTTTCCATATTGTTTTGAGGTTATTCTTTAACTTTAATTCCGTAGTAATGGAAGAATAAGTCTTCAAACTGCTTGGCTGCATAGATGGCTGCTTCCTCGCTGTTAAAGCACAAGGGGAAACCAAAATCCGCATGCGTACTCTCACCACGATGGTCCGCAACCGCACAGCGGACACCCGCACTCTCCGTAGCATACGCATCAGCACAGAAGAGGAGCTGCTTAATACCCTTTCTCTGCTTCTCCTCCTCACTCATGCGCTTCATTTCTTCCTTGGAGTAGAGCACCCAGTAAGGGTAATAGCTCCAGCCATCTTCATCACGCCACTTTCCATTGTTGATAGCCTTTTGGATGACTAACAACTTGTAAAGTGCGTTTGCTGCATCATATGCCGAGGCAACGCCACATGATTCTACAATGAGAGATTCTTCAGGAAGCCCCAATCGCTTGCAAGCGTCCTCAAAAGTCTTTATCTCGTGAAAGTCGAAAGTTTCTTTATTTGTTTCCATTGTCATTGTTTTTAGTTGTTGCAGTTGATTCTGCATCGAGTTCTTTGATTAAATCTTCGTAACTATTGCTTGTACCAATTAGTCGTTTGGTTATATTTGAGAGTGGAAGGAAATGCTTATAATCTTCGTATCCATCACTATTATTTCTTGAATAAAAGATTGGAACTCCATTAGAATCTATGCCACAGCACACTTCTATTCTCCATGTATCAGAAGAATAATCTCTCACCACGCACGATTGCCACTTGTACGGCTTAAAGTTGGAGTAGTCCTTGTAGTAGGTGGGGACTTCGATGTGAAGGTCATATTCGGTTTGAATTACTTTTACTTTGCCTTTGACGTCATACTTCGGGGCAATTTCATAATCGCCACAATCAACAAGGGCTATAATGTTATTTTTGCTTCCGCAATGTTTAAAATCGAAGCAAACAATTCTTGCAGCAAGTCCGTCCTCCGTTACGATACGTCCTTTCACTTCCTTTTTGGTTATCTTCTTCGCCAGTTCAAGGTCAAAGGGAACTTTCTTAAATCTCGTTTGTGTCATTGTTATTCGTTTTCAGTTATTGTAAAACCTCTACTTTCTAATTCTTCTATGAGGTAAGAATCATCAAGATTGCTGATAAATCTCTGTTGTTGCTCTTCAGTGCATTCGTTAAATATATCTTCAAGCACTTTTGATTGTTCGTATTCATTTATGTAATAAAGAATGTCAGTATCTTCAATTACTGCTTTAACTTCTACTTCCATGTTGTTACTTTTTGTCGTTGTTGTGTTTATGGTCTTTCTGGTAGCAAGCACCAATATTCCCACTTGTCTCCAATTACCTTAGGTGTTGGTAAACCTACATTGTCATGAGTTGGTACTACCATATCTGTTACACCAAGTTTTTTACTCATAGAATACATACGCGCATTAAACTCGTCAATTTGATTTTGTGTTTCGCGCACATCTAATTCTGTAAAGCCACGCTCACTAAGAAGTACTATCAACTTGTTGTATGGTGGTAGCTCTTCTGAAAGTTTAATCCATTTCATACTGCTTGTTATTTGAACTTGATTATAATTACGTCTTGATTTATGGGTGCTCCCATTCTATTGTCTCCTCTGTTTATGTCTATATCGGTTATCTGG